CCGTTAAGGCATTTAATAAGCTGAAAGAACCGGAGGTAATTCAATGTTTCATCGGGTTGAAAGCTTATGAAGAGTATCTGGCAAAAACGAAAATAGCCAAAGCACATTTAAGCAGATATATTAACGGAAAATATTTTGAAAATGAGTACTGAAAAAATTATGTTCACTTTTAAGGTAACAAAAGAAATTGTTTTAAAAGGTTACCAAAGTCCCAGAGGACTACGGTATGAAGACAAGCGACCTCAATCGGTTCACTTAAAGATAGACCAAGGATTTAACCGTTTGCAATTAGAAAAACACATTGAGTACTTACACGAACTTTTAACAGCGTTAGAATGAAAATACAAGACACACAGGCATTTCAAAGTATGGATGCAATTCAACAACGGATAACGTTAATGGCGGAAAGCCGTAAGAAAATAAACGACAGTGTTCTTCTGCTTAAAAATGTTGGGCTGGAACGTTGGGAGAAATTAAACAACCTATCTGTAAACAGATGGAAAAATATTGTAAAAGAGTTAGCTGCAGTATAGCAGTTAGCTCTTTTTTTTATATGTTTGTTAAAATTTAAAAAGTAGATATGAAATCAAATTTATTACATATGCTTGAAATGAGATTTAATACTTATTATGAAGTATATAGAGAATCGAATAATTTAGAATGGAAAGAGGTTAATAGAGAATATATGCTAAAAACATGGAAAGAAATATGTGAGCTTGATGAAGTTAAAAACAATCTAAACGTTAGACTCAATCCAAATGAAACTGATTTTGATCAAATGAAGTTTCAAATTAATTTAATTAATAGATAAAATGAAAAAACTACTATTATTACCACTTTTAGCGATGATATTTGCGTGTGGTTCAAAAGAAAATGAAAACGCTATCAAAGGCTTAGTTCCTTATGATGTTACAAAAAATTTCGAGAATCAAGGATTTACCTTTGAAAAAACAAGAACTGAAATAGGCACTTCAAATAAGGGCGTAAAAAATGAAAATGGCATTAATTACACTGTATCTTGTTTTGGTTCAGATTATAAAAGTGTTGAAAGCGTTAATGCTGATATATTTATCCAAGGGGATAAGAATATAATAGCCGGGGAGCAATTTCTCATATTTACTGCATCCTTACCTTATGAATCTTCTAAGCCTGAGGTAGCAGCTAAATGGATTCAAAGAAACTATAACAACGATAAAAAAGATACTATTATCGGAGATGTTAAATTTACAGTTTTAGCGCCATCAAAAGTTGTAAGAAGGCTTCTTTTAGAAAAAGTAAGGGAATAACCACAAACCGCTCGTAGTTGAGCGGTTTTTTTATGACTTAACTCCAGCTTTGTTTGTATTAAAAAATAGTATAATTTTGTTTTTATACATTTATAAACACTATGAATCCACGTCTTGTAGGCATAAAACTGAATAAGTTGCGGCGTTATCAACTGATACTTGACTTATACAATAAGCACAAGACAGAAGATATACCTACAACCGTAGTGTGGCGCAAATACATCTACCCTGTGTATCCAATATCTCGCACGACTTTGTATGAAGTTTTGGGTACACCAGTAAAACGAGAGCTTGAAAAAATTGAAGCTCAAAAAGCAATGCAAACACGCCTGTTTTAGCTTCGGCAAGCTCAGCTACCAATTCATACTTCGTTTAAACTCATCGTATAAATCACTTCGTATTGCTTAATAGCGTCTTGTCGTTTAATTTTTCGCATACTTGTACGTATCAATCGACCGTGTTGCTGGTGTGGACGGTATCGTTTTAGCTTTTCGTGTATCGATTCAACCAATTGAATTACTTCCCAACTATTTGCTTTTTGCACAGTGGATGCCCGTACCGAATTTGGTGTTAACCGCAGGTTGGCAACATTAAAAGCAATTTGTAATGTGCCTTGTTGTGGTCCCGAAGTTTCTGAAAATGTTGCATTGTTCATATCAAATACACAGCACGGCCATTGCACTGGGCAATCGGTTCCGTAATAATTCAACTGTCCCCAATCTTCACTACTATATTTTAGTTCGGTTATTTCGGTTAGCTTGCTTAAAATAGCGTTGTAAATTGTCTCCATATTACTTTTTTAAATGGTTTAAAACATATTGGTTTAGTTCCGGTTCCATATCATTAAAGACGTCTTGTATTACTTCGTGTACACGCGGATGCTCTCCGATAAATTGACGTTTTTTAATAATTATTTTAGAACCTACTTTCATTAATGCCAAATACTTCCATTGTTTTGCTTCAGTAGAAAGCTCATCCTCTTTTAAGCTTTTACCACCGTTTTTATAAAACATTGCCCAAAAGAACTTTTTCATATTTGTAGTTACGGTTATTTCGCCCCCTGTATTGTGAATACTTGCATAGGGCAACGAACTTTGCCAGGTTATAATATCATTCAAAACCGTCTGATGAATAGATGCACGCAATGTTCCTGTACGTGTCATTAAACTACCTCTTGAATTTACAACCTTTTCGGCTGGCCAGGCTTCATCAAAAAAAGCTTTTCGTTCAAAATTACGGTCAAACTCATCGTTTAACTCTACGGCTACATCCTGAATAAATATGTTAATAATTTCATTTGGTTGCATATATAATATTTTTTGTATATTTGTTCATTATGGAAACTATATATATATCAGAGAAATATTTTACTACTGAAGAGCTTAAAGCTTTTAAGGAGCAACATAACTATGATCTAAAAGAAATTAAATATTCTACAACTAATGGTGAAATAGACTTTTCAAAACAAGAAGAAAAAGAATTTTTGTTTAAATATGGAGTTCCAAAAATATTAGCTCGATTTGGTTATTAATCTATAGTTTTAATTACAATCTTTATTTTACTATTAACTTCTTCTATTGATAGAATTTTAAATTTTTGATTTCTTTTTAAAATTATTTCACTTTCATCATAATTTGTTGTGATAAATGCGTTTGTTCCCTTCTTTGCCTTAATTTGGAGAGAAACCATTCTCTTTTTAAATACATTATTATCTTTTATTGCTGATGTACTGTAAAAACCTTTATCACTTAATTCAGTAATTCCAGTAGCTCTAATTTTATTAATAATTTCACTAGCGGAATCTGATCCGGGATAAAAACCAAATTTAGCTTCAATAAAACCAAACCCGTCATTACGATGAAGTAAGATGTTTTCTTTTAATTTGTTGGTATTAATTAAAGAATCTAAAGCTTCAATAGTATTTTTATCTTTTTTAGTTAAGGCATAATCACCTCTCAATAGTTCGTTTAAATAGAAAGAATTTGATGTCGCCACATATCCACTATTATTGTTCATGATTTTTACTTCATTTAATTTGTCTATATTTTGATTTTCTTGTAGACTTACAAGATTATCCATTGTCAATTGTTTGTATTCGTTATCTTGTTCCAATACTTTAGAAGCTTCCTTCACCTTATCAGCTCCGGCAACTTTGTTATACGGATGTTCGGGCGGCATCAGTTTTAACGTTGCACCCGGATTGAAACGAAATATCTCTAAACGGTTTTTACCGTCTTTTCCTATCTGCATAGTGGCTTTATCACCCGATTCCATTGCTTTTGCCGAATCACTTTCCGGGTATTTGCTTTTGCGAACCTGAACCGCCACACAACGGCACCGCCAACCATTAGGCGGATAGTACTTTTTCCAAAACTCATCTTCAACAGGCAATGTAATATCGTGCAATACCCGATGCTCGTCACGTACTTTGTCGTCGTTTACGGTGCGGTATTGTAAATTATACCGTTCCGATACTTTTGACCATTTGTCGGCACTGATGGCAGAACTTACTGCAAACTGCCTTTCAGCTTCTAAATGATTGTTGTTATAGGTAACGTTTAGTTTATTGAGTTCATGCTCCAGTTGTGCCTGCGATTTTATTTGTCCGTCACTATTTAACAATAAAGAATTAGCTTCAAATAATTGCGCATGTGTTTTTAGCGAACCAAACAAAAAGGCATCACTTTCTAATGCAGACCTCAACACAGGTGAAATTACATTGTCTTGAACTGCTGTTTTTAATACTTTGGTAGTTTCGTTAATTAAGTTTTGATAAGGCTTTTGCGTAATATCTTCGGCTTTATAACCACCGTTCTTTACAAGATGTTTAAAAGCCTTTTCACCAGCCTTTAAAACGTCTTTAAAAACAGGTTGCTTATCTTCTTTTGCGTCTAATTGTAGTGTTTTACAATCTTCGCAATCACAACTATACAGAAAGTTTAAACGGCTATGCAAAGCCCCAAAATAAGCTTTGGGGCTTACACGAAAAAACCATCTTCGGGTTTTATGGACTGCTGTCCAAACAAACTCATTTGTTTACGTTCGGTTACTTCAACGCCAAATTTTTGCTTGTACCATTCTGCATCTACTTCAAAGTACTGTAAAGACTGTTGCGTACGTTTAAAAAGTTCTTCCGTATCTTCAACAGGTGGGTAAACGTAGCGAGTTCCTTCAGGGAATACACCCATTGCAATAAGTGCAGGCATCAGCTTGTTGTTCCACTCCTCCTCAATTTCTGATAAATCAGCATTGATTAAGTCGTTAAACATATCCAGGGCAACCTCTTCTTTTGCACGCGAACCGTTTTGTGAGTCCTGACCTAACTGCACGCCTGTAATCAACAAACGAAGTTCAGAATTACAATGATTGATTAAGTTTTTATAAACATCTCCATTTGTTTGTACGCCCTGGGCAAATTCAAACTCTTCGGTTGTGTCAATAAGCATCCATGCGGCTGCTCCCATATCTCTTAACATTTGCTCACCTTTGGCGCGCATAGTCGGATCGTGGGTATTGGTTTTCATTACGCGTGGCGGGATGCCGTATATTTCGGCTAACTCGCTCCAACAGCTTTGTGTAAACCGTTTCATCAATACGTGCGGCACGGCTTTATTGAGTAAACCCAAATCCTCGAAATCGTCACCAAATTCAAATAGTGTTTTGTTATACTCTTCAGCTGTTCTGAAGTTGATATAACTTAGCGGATTGGTATAGTCAAAATACACCAAACCATTAAACGGGTCAACGTTTTCACGAGGTATCAGGTTTACAACTACTTTACCGTTTTCAAACCTTGTTTCAATTAAAGAATGTGAAAACAATTTACGTTCAAAAACCGCATTGTTTATTTGATTTACCCATTTAGCATTTTGGTGCGAACGGGTTAAGTCTTCCAACTCATTACCGCCGGCATCTTCTAACCTGAATGGAGCAGATAACACTTTTAATCGTCTGTTTTCAATCTGTGATGTTAACGTGGTGTCCTTTAAAATATTTTTAAACAGTAATTGAATCGGCCATAACGAACGGCTTTCCACATTCAATGCCATTGTTTCTGAGCTGCGCCAGTCCTGAATATCTTTACGGGTATTACTTACAGATTTCGGGATGATCTGATTTGCTACGGTTGTAAATACAACCGGTGCGGTTTTGGGGTCTTTATCTTTTCTGAATCCTATTTGTGCCATGATTACTCGTGATTAAATTTCTTTCTGCTTCCAAAAGAAAAGGGTTTTACTTCGCTTAGGTTTGGATCGTCTTCAAGCTTTTTTATCGGTAAGCTTCCAAGTGTTGTTGTGCCGTTAGATAAGCCTTCGAGTTTTTTAATCACCCTGTCGTACCGTTCTTTTGCCTGTTCCATAATAATGTCGGCATTGCACAACTCTACGATGTACCATTTGGCAATCGTAATGCAGTAGCGTACAATTAACGCATTACGTGCCGCTCCGGTTTTATTAAAAATGTTTTCCACATCGTAAATAAACCGTCCGTCCTGGTTCTGCTTCATATTTATGTTCGCTTCCAAATAACTGCGGCATTCCTGTTCTGCTACTTGAAGTGCTTCAATTACGATACTGTCATCACTTTCGGTAATCTGATCCGTCTGATAGTCGTATATGTTGTTCTTTAAATCTTCGGGTTGTAAAAACATTTTAATACTGTTTAAAAGTTGTTTGAATTACATCCATGTAAAAAATGGTCTTAGGTAAATGCCTGTTCCCATTTTGAACTTGTGTTTCTGATTGAATAATTCTATGTTCCGTAATAACAGGAAAACCTAAACAATCAACGCCTGTTTGATACTGTACGACTCTATTCATAATTAATATTTTTGATTTACACGATACCCAACGGCATACGTATTATTAGATGTTGCTACACTATTTTGAATGATCCACACGCCACCCTCCAATAAATCGGGTCCGTCCATCATTTTGGCAGTTGGCGATACGCCTAACATTTGTTGTTCCATGCGTTCCATGTGTGGATTCTTTTGTTCTTTGATATTAAATATCAAATTACCATTGCGGTGAATGGGTTCCAATGTTCCTTCAATTCGGTAAAACTTTTCAGGCTTTTTCCGAGTATCTGGAGTTAAAGGCAAAGGACCACGCTCACGTTCTTTCTGACGAATTAAAGGCACAAATACCTGTTCATAAAAAGGATCTTGTAAACTGTTGTTTTCAATGTACACACGTTTCACGTCCACTTGCTCGCTCACCAAATAAGCATAAGCCTCAAAAAGTGCATCCACAAACTTTGAATTACGCATCGTATCTAACCAAACCTTATACAAATAATATTTACCTGCCTTGTATCCAATGACACCAACACCTTTGGTAGATGCGTTTCCTTTGTCTTTATTTGATGTTGCCGGGTCGCCATAAACAACCACACGTTCACAAGAGCGTAATAACGGTACCCGGTCATATACAATCTTTTTAAACACATCGCCTTCTGACACGGGATTGTTGAAGTATTCTTTTTGTGCCGAATTGTAGCTAATGGAATCTAACACCCGATCAATGTTTTCTTCGGTGTTTTTTGTTGGCCAAGTTGATTTGCCGTCTTTATCACGAATGTTTATAATTTCGTGCTTGTCTGCTTTTTTTGAAAGCTCTGTAATACAGCAAAGTTTGGCAATGATGTTCCCACAAACAATAATCATTAAGGGGTTAGAAATAGAACGTGTGGGAATCAAAGCCTCTTCAATCCATTTTACCTTTTTTCTGATACGTTCCGGGTTACGGCATTCTTCGTCGGTATCAATATCATCAATCAATATCAAGTCAGGACGTGCGGCATCATTTCGCGTACCACGTGGAGACTGTCCGGCACCTAATGCCCGGAACGATGCTCCCTGTTTGGTTGTAAATTCGCCGGTTTCCCATTTACCTATACTTTGTTGTTCGCCATAATCATTGATAATTCGCTGGTTGCTTTCCAATATGTTTTTATAAGGCAAAAGCAAACGGACGGCATTGTCGTAAGAACTGGAAACCAAAAGAATGTTTTTCTTTTTACCGGTTAAAGCCAGCTTCAAAGTTTCCATCATTGTGCGTGCCGACTTTGCTAATTCACGGGACCAGGAGCGAATCAAATAAAGCTCCATGGTAGACATAACCAACTTTGTTGATTTTTTATGAAAGTCTGCCGGTTCTGATGAGTAAAAGTTTGGAAAGTAGTATTTAAACCAAGCTTCGTCATCAGCTTCCAACGCTTTGATGCGTTTAGCCTTTTCGGTTGCAGTTTCATTTAAATCAATGGGAGTGGCACGTCTTGTATTTTCCCGGAATTCGCTCCATTCTTCCCATAGCTGTTTATCTGTCTTTTTTTTAGCCATGGTTTAACTCATTTTTTGTTTGATCAACAAATCGAAGTAATCGGTAAGCTTTTTGGCATCTTCCAAATCAATTCCCTGAACCAGTTGAATAATCATTTTAGCAACACTCACAATTTCGCCCACAGAAGTTTCAGTTTCGAGCTTATTAATGGCATTGGTTAGTTTGGTAATAATATCGGCTTCCTTTGAAGTAGGCGTATTATTAATTTTTACCGGAAAATCCGTTGGATTATATTCGGGCATTTCTAATTTCTCATTGCCGTTTCTGTCCGTAACTATTACCGGCTTTAATAGGTTTGCAGGAATATCATAAACAGTAGTTCTGCTTTCTATTTCTTTATTCAAGCGGTCTAACTGATTATAAAAGCTTGTAAGCTGTGTATCTTTTGTTACCAATAAAGATTTTCGCAATTCATCCCATTTGCCTTCTTCTTTCCATTTGCCGATCGTTTTTTCCGTTCTTCCTAATCTTCGGGCAATTTCTTTTTGGGTATTACCTTCTATAAATAACCGTTTGGCGTAGTCTTTATCCAGTTCAATTTTTGCCTTCTGTCTGCTCATTATTCACTCCTATTTACAGACAAAATTGCTTTGAAAAAATGCCTTTTTCAATTAGTTGTTCAGTTGCTTTACATAGTTGTAAGTCTTATAAACACAAGTGTTTAACAGATTTACAACTATTTTTTTTCGCTTAAAAATCATCAAATCTTTGCTTCAGATTTAAGTCGAACTAAACACAAGAACTATGAAGTAATGAGTAAAAAAATCACACGGTTCGTAGCTAATGATCAGGAACAAAAAAACTCATACGGGTTTTATGTTTTAACCTCGGGAATCTCATTAGCGCGATTTGAGAAAAACTCCGTAATGCTTGACGGACACAATCTGTCAAATTTCGCTGTCATCGGTAAGTGGATCAACATTCAAAAAGAAGGAAACCTTTTAACAATGTTACCGGAATTCGATACGGAAGATGAAGCAGCCAACAAAATAGCCGGAAAAGTAGCACGCGGTTTTATCAAAGGGTGTTCGATGGGAATCATTTGGCATCCTGACGATTTGGAGTGGATTGGCGATAAGCTGGTATTGACCAAATGTGAATTGTACGAAGTTTCAATCGTGGCAGTTCCAAGCAACCAGAACGCGATACACCTTTACAACTCCGAATTACAACTATTAAAAGACGATGAAGTAAAAACGATGTTGTCTTTAATCCCACAAGAATTTGAAAACGAAATTGATAACAAACCAAGTATGAAGAAAGCAGTATTGTCATTAGCCGTATTACAGGCATTGAGTATTGAAGATGCACCTACGGAGGGTGTAGATGTAAACATCATTGAAGCTAAGGTTATAGGCTTAAGTAACAAGCTAACTGCCGCACAAACAAAGCTACGAGCTTTTGAAGACAAAGAAGCCCAACAGGCTCAAGCTCAAAAGTTAGCTTTAATCGACCAAGCCGAAAAAGACGGTAAGATTAAAAAAGAACAACGCGAAACCTTTCTGTCTTTAGACTTCGAAACCGCTAAAAACATTTTAGACGGTATTCCAGGTGCTACTTCTTTAGCAGCGCAAATTCAAAATAAAGGTGCCGCAGTTGGTGCTACCGAAATGACCGCAGAAAAATTCCAAACCTTAAGTATTGACGAACAGTTGGCTTTTAAAGCTAATCATTCTGAAGCTTACCAAAAATTGTTTAACCGTAAATAAGAAAAAAAATGCCACAAAATTTTCCAGAAATTTGGGAGTCAAGAGTTAGAGAATTATTAACTACTTCCGATGTTGCGCCTTGGTTAGACGGTATTCCTGAATTAGATACTGAAGTTTATACTTTGGGAGAAAATACCGCAACCGAAAAAAACATCATCCACATTCCGATTGAAACCTTCAGCCCGGATGTGTTGATTAATAACACTACATATCCAATCGACATTCAGGAGTTTGCAGATGGTACCGTTCAAATGACATTGGATAAATACCAAACCAAAGCAACATCTGTATCTGATGATGCGGCTATGGGTGCATCGTATTCTAAAATAGATTCGGCTACACGCGGACACCGTCGCCAAATTAATTCAACAAAATACAGAAAGGCTGCACACGCAATTGCTCCAGCCGCACATACAACAGCTACACCTGTAGTTGAGTTACCTGCCAACTATACTGCTGATGATGTGTATCAAGCAATGGTTAAGGTTAAAGATGGTTTCGATAAAAACGAAATTCCTGAAACCGACCGTCGTATGGTATTGGCTACCGATCATTACAACAAGTTGTTAACCGACCGTAACCGTTTTGGCGATTTATTGGTAGATCATAACACAGGTAAAGTAAACCGCCAAATTGCTGGTTTTGATGTGTACACGTATGTTTCTAATCCTAAATACGACGCAACCACTAAAGCAAAATTAGCGTGGGGAGCTGTTCCAGAAGAAGATGCCAAAGTGGCTTCATTTGCTTTCTATGTAGATAATATTGGAAAGAAAACGGGTAATACCAAACAGTATTTCTCTTTAGCTGCTGCAAACCCAACCACTCAAACCAATTTGTTAAATTATCGCCATTACTTTATTGCAATGCCGGTACAAAATAAAGCTATCGGAGCGATTATATAAGCAATGAACGAAGTGTATTTAACCGCTCTTTTGAGCATTATCACAGGTGTTGGTACTTGGTATGCGGCACGTAGAAAAAATACCGCCGAAATACAAGCTAATGAATTAGATAATGTAGATAAGGCGGTTAGATACTACCGTGAAATGGTAGAAGACTTAGGAGGCCGTCTAAAAAATGCAACGAATGAACTGCATAAAGTAACACAGCTTCATAGAGAATCAATTGATGAATTGACCGAAGCTCACAAACAATTAACCGAATCACGGGAACAGTTAGAGCAGGTAAAAACGGAAATGAAGGCTTTAGAAGAGCGTTTCAATAATCTTGCAAAAGAAAACCGTGCCTTAATTGATGAATTAAAAAAATACAAACAACTCAATGGTAAGACTGTAAGTTGATGCGACATGTTCACATAATCGTTTCATAAAGTTTCTACATAAGATCATAAGCAAAATACAATAGAACAAAAAAATGTCTGCCTTAGGTCTTACCATTTAATACAAGAAAATCATGGATAAAATTTTTAAGAATCATCCCAATTTAAAAGCCTATTACAAGACTTCTGACGGCACAGCTTTTTACACCGAATCAGATGCCAAATTGCACGCTAAAACATTGGAAAATAAAAATATTGAACCTGTTTTTAGATCAATCAAAGAAAAGGTTGAAAAGGCTGTAGATAACATCCGCCAGGATAAACTTCAAAACGACGTAGCAAAAGACATTATGTCTGTAGTGAAAACCGATGAAGAAAAAGAAGCTGAGGAGAAAGCTAAACAGGAAGCTGAAGCTTTAGCGCAAAAAGAAGCTGAAGAAAAGGCTAAACAGGAAACTGAAGCATCAGTGAAAAAAGTAACCCCGGCTAAAGCGAAAAAAGTAACCCAACCTAAACAAAAATAATATGCCGTTTCCAGGAATAAATATTGAATTCATCAACGGGCAATTAGGTCAAACCATTGCAACACCT